GCGTGAAATATTCCTAAGAAGGGTTGAGGACGTAGATAGCGACGGAAGCGCAGCTATAGCGCTCAGTGGAGGAATAGACTCAGTTGGCGTATTGTTCGCCGAGCTTGAGCTTGGTAGGAAGCCTAGATGCTACACATTCTATGCCGATAGGCATATAAGCAGCGATATAAAAGCATCGAGAAACATATGCTCAGCGCTTGGCCTAGAACTTACTGAGATAGTTATCCCGACTGACGTAGACACCATGTATCGAGACGTGAGAAGGGTCATACCACATCTCTGCAAGGTAAAAAAGACAAATGTTGAATGCACTATACCGTGGTTGTATGCATACCCAGCAATAAAAGAGGATATTGTCCTCACGGGCCTAGCTGGTGATGACTTCTTTTGCAACAACAGAAAAGCCAATGTCATGCTTGGTCGCGTTGGCGAGGACGGGATGCTTGACTATCGCAGGCAGCACGTAAAAGACATTGACAACGCCGACAAGTGCATACTCGACCTAGCGAAGACGTATGGGAAAACGGCAGTTGACTTCTATGACTTCCCAGAGGCCATAGAATGGTTCATGCAATTTACACTGCGCTCATTGAACAGGCCGTTTCAAAAGGCACCACTTGTATACTGCTGGCGTGACTGGTACGCAAAAGGCGCGTTCTACAAAAAACATAGCTCGCTGCAAGTCGACAGCAGGCTCAGGGACTTCTACCAAGAGCTGCTTGCTAGTAAGTACAATACAGGTGGGCATAGGGCTGTATCTGGGCTATATAACCAAATAGCAAAGGAGGTTGGTCGTAATGAGTGACCAAATAGTATTTGACAAGCCATTCAAGTTTGACGAGCTTGTGACAAGCTGCTTTGGTGACATGCTCAAGAGGTCGGTGCCAGAGCATGACGCCATGCGGGAGCTTGTGAGTATTGTCGGCGAGAAGTACGTCAAGCCCAACACGACCATCGTTGACGTAGGGTGCAGCTGGGGCGACGCCGTGAGTCCGTTCGTAAGGAACCACTCAGGTGAGAACGATTTCATGCTATACGACATAAGCGAGTCTATGCTTGGTGTTTGCAGTGACAGGTTCTCTGGAATGGACTCGGTGACTGTCAAAATGCACGACATTCGCGACGGAATCGACGTTGGGAACGTGTCGCTCATTCTCAGCATCCTGACGGTGCAGTTCACTCCGATAGAGCAGAGGCACAAGATTCTCAAGGGATTCTATGACGCCCTGAACGAAGGCGGCGCACTCGTCTACGTCGAGAAGGTTCTAGGCGATACGACCGACGTGAACGACATGCTTGTCAAAAGTTACTATGAGACCAAGGCGAACAACGGTTATACCAAGGAGCAGATAGAGAGCAAGCGACTGAGTCTAGAGGGAGTTCTTGTGCCAATTACGGCAAAGTGGAACGAAGACCTTCTGCGCAAGTCTGGCTTCTCGCAGGTGGAGTGCTTCTGGCGCTCGCTCAACTTCGCTGGGTGGGTGGCAGTAAAGTAGGTGGAGAAGTACAAGAGGGCCGAGTTCAGCTCCGAGAGGAATAGGCTTGAGAGCGTTCTGAAGTTCTATGTGCTATCTGGAGACATACCAGAGCGACAGGCCGAAACTCTCAAGAGGAATCTTGACTACGGCTCATATAGGCTCGTATCAACGACAATAGATGACATTCTGGACGGTAGGTAATGGGAAAGAAGATAAGGGAAGCATGCAAGGTCATATCCGAATGCGTCAGGCGTGGCGAGCTTACCAAGCAGCAGGGAAAGACGCTCATGGGTCAGGCGAAGCACGGAGACTACGCTGGCGCCATGAGGGGCATAGAGAGGATTTACAGCCGTGGCTAACGGGCAGAACCTCATACCAGCGGCCCATAAGCTAACACTGGAGGAACAGTCGGCTGGCGGCAAGGCGTCTGGCAAGGCTCGTCGCAAGAAGCGCGAGATACGCGAGATGCTGGAAGAGTACCTAGCCATGCCAGCCAAGGTCAACGGCAGGGACGCCACCCGCAAGGACGTCATGGTGCTCAACGCAATCCGCATCGTCACCGAGGGAAACGCCAGCGACAGCGACTTCCTCAAGGCGTTCGCGCTCATTCGTGACACAATCGGTGAACAGCCCGTCCAGCGCGTCGAGGTCGACACAATCGACCCGCAGGCACGTGCAGAGATGGACGAGCTTCTGGGGCTTGACTCATGAGCGGATACAGTGAGCTGCTAGGATGCGGCAATCTGTCAATCGTTGACGCCGCAATGAAGTGCGAGCAGGTTTTCCATGACCACAACAAGGCACTTGTCTCAATCAGTGGCGGTGCCGACTCAGACGTGATTCTCGACATATGCGAGAGAGTCAGGCAAGAACAGCCAATAGAAATCGTATATGGGTTCTTTAACACGGGCATAGAGTACAGGGCAACGCTAAGACACCTCGACTATCTGGAAGACAGGTACGGAATCGAGATAGTGAGGTTCAGAGCAGAAAAGTCTGTACCGCAATGCTGCATGGAATATGGGCAACCATTCGCAAGCAAGTACATAAGCATGATGATTGCTCGATTGCAAAACATCGGCTTCGAGTGGGATGACTCGGATTCATACGACGAGCTTTGGAATAAGTACGGCAAGTGTCGCTCTGGGCTTCGCTGGTGGACGAACGACTTCGCAAGAGACAAGTCTAGGCCGAGCCAGTTCGACATAGGCTATCGAAAGCACCTGAAGGAGTTCATGGTCAAGAACCATCCGTGGTTCCGAATCTCTCCGAAGTGCTGCGACTTCGCCAAGAAGAGGGTGGCAAAGAGAGCCATAAAGGAAAGCGGCTGCGACCTGACCGTCGTCGGCGTAAGGAAGTCAGAAGGCGGCGGTCGCTCGATGCAGAACAGGTGCTTTGACAAGGGCATTGACGGAAAGACCAGCACATATCGTCCGATGTTCTGGTTCTCCAACGAAGACCGCAGGCAGTACGAGCGGCTATTCGGCATCAGGCACAGCGATTGCTATGAGGTCTGGGGCTTCAAGCGCACTGGATGCGTCGGCTGTCCGTACAGCAGAAACCTCGAAAGCGACATGGAGAGCACACTGCGCCACGAACCGAAGATTCACAAGGCGGTCAGTAACGTGTTTGCAGACTCATACGAGTACACGAGGATGTTCGACGAGTTCAAGAAAAGTCTCAAATGAGCAGGCGCTCCGACATAGTAAACGCACTAAAGGAGAACCCAACGGCCTTCGCAGGCCGCTTGGGGTTCCCCTTGCTCACAGACCTGCACCGCGACTGGTGCCGCGAGATGGTGTTCGGCAAGTCTGACCACACGCTTCAGGCCCACCGAGGCAGCTACAAGACCACGACCGTATCAATCGCGTTGTGGGAGCTGCTTCTTCTCAGGCCGAACGCCCAGATGGCCTTCTTCCGAAAGACGGACACCGACGTGAAGGAGATTCTTGAGCAGGTCAAGAAGATGCTTCGAACGGACGTGACCCAGTACCTCGCAGAAGGCCTGTGGGGCGTCTCCTGCCAGATAACCACCGACAACATGCTGGAGGTCAGCACGAGCCTCAGCAGCGACGCGCGAGGCGGCGCACAGCTCACAGGAATGGGAATCGGCGGCTCGCTGACGGGCAAGCACTACGACCTCATATTCACCGATGACATCGTGAACCTCAAGGACAGGGCGTCTAGGGCAGAGCGGGAGAGGACGAAGGACGCATACCGCGAGATAAAGAACCTCGTCAACCGTGGCGGGAAGATATTCAACACCGGAACCCCATGGCATCCGCAGGACTCGTTCGAAATCATGCCGCCCGCAGAGGTCTGGCCTTGGGACAAGACTGGCCTCATGACGCAGGAGCAGTACGACGAGATTGCCAAGGTCACAACCCCGTCCCTCCTCGCCGCCAACTACCAGCTCAGGCACATCCCGAGCGATGATGTGATTTTCACCGACCCCAAGACTGGGGCGAGCCACGAGAAGGTCTACCATGGCATCTGCCACGTTGATGCAGCATACGGCGGCGAGGATTACACCGCATTCACCGCGATGCGCTACGAGGATGGCACCTACTACGTCTATGGCAGGGTCTGGCGCAAGCACGTCTCGGACGTGGCCGACCAGATAAGGGCAGACCACCTGCGGCTCATGCTGGGCAAGCTCCACATCGAGACGAACGGTGACAAGGGCTTCATGGCTAGGGACTTCAAGCAGATGGAGATACCAGTCGTGCCGTACCCAGAGACGATGAACAAGGCCCTCAAGATAGAGACGTATGGCAAGCAGCTGTGGCCCAACGTCGTGTTCGTCAATGGCACCGACCCAGAGTACATCAACCAGATATGCGACTGGACCGAGGACGCGGAGCATGACGACTGCCCAGACTCCTTCGCAAGCCTAGCGAGGGTCATGACGGGCAGGAACCGCAACGAGGGGTACAAATCGCGCCTCTAGGCTTTATGCACTCCGAGCTGTCTCAACCCCGTCCCAGCGGACACCTTGATTCACTCGCAGCCCGAAAATATCCAAAGATTCTCGTGACTATCCGCTCGATAGTGTGCTATACTATACCTAGCAAGGGGGAGCACAGGGCAACCCCAGACCGAAGGGAGCACGAGATGGAGTGCAAGTTCGCAAAGCTCAGCGTAGAGCAGATGACTTACCTAGTCAGCGCCGACATCGACCGCCACATCATCGGCGGCGACAAGATTAGCGAAGTGAAGGAGAAGCTGGGCCTATACGCCACCGAAGGCGAGAAGCTTTCCGACACCTACGACAGGCTCACGGCCATCCGAAACAGCGTGGTCGACATGCTCGGCTCGCTCACCGCAAGCGCCATCGAGCACGGCGACTACGAGCTGTACGAGCAGCTACAGGCCAACATGAGCGGCATCACGGCAGTAATCGACTCGATGCTCATGGGCATCGAGTGCAAGATGAACTAGGAGGGGCAAGATGAAGGGCTATCTCATTGACGTGAGGAACGGCAAGCACCACGAGGTCGAGGTGTCCGACAGGAACCCGCTCCACCAGTACTACGACCTGATAGGGTGCAGGTGCATCGACATAGCGGTGCGCAAGGTCGGAGGGGTCGACTACAACGTGGTGCTCGATGACGAGGGGCTGCTGATAGACAAGCCAGTGATATCGGCTGTTGACGGCTCCATGCGGGCCATGCTCGCTGGCAACCTCATAATCTTCGGCTTCGACGAGAGCGGCTTCGACCTCGGCCCGCTGACCGACGAGGATGTGGAGCGCATCAAGGCCAACGTGCACACGGTCATCGACTTCGACTCGCTGTACGAGACGGGAGACGTGAAGACGTACCCAGTGGTGGTGATGGCCTACTAGGCAGAGGAACATACGAACCCGACAAGGGGCTGGTCGCTCAGGCGGCTGGCCTCTTTTTGCTTTGACGCAGGGCTTTCGACGTGATACGCTGTGCGGAGTTAGTGGCGACAAAGGAACGTTCGCCGAATCTCCGAGGAAATGGAGCACACGTGGCACTCACCCGCAAGCTACTTGAAGGCATGGGCATCGAGGAAAAGGCAATCGAGTCAATCATCGAGGCGCACAGCGAGACGGTCACGGGCCTGAAGGCAGACCGTGACAAGTACAGGGAGCAGGCGGAGAAAGTGCCAGACCTCCAGAGGCAGTTGGAGGAAGCTAAGGCCGCGTCAGACGATGGCGAATGGGAGCAGAAGTACACCGAAGAGCACCAAGCCTTCGAGGACTACAAGGCCCAAGTCGCCACGGAGCGTGCAGACGCGGAGAAGGCTCAGGCGTACCGTGGCATGCTGATGGCTGCGGGCATCGACCCAAAGCGCATCGACGCAATCATGCGGGTCACCGACCTGTCCGAGGTCGAGATGGAGGACGGCAAGCTCAAGGAAGCGGGCAAGCTGGAAGAGGCCGCTAAGGAAGAGTGGGCCGACTTCGTTCTCAAGCAGGTCACCAAGGGGAGCAACCCCGCGACGCCTCCTGAGCACAAGGACAACGTGCCAGAAGGCGCAGACCCCGAGATTGCAAGGCGCATGCAGGAGCGCCACGAGCGCATGTTCGGCAAGACTGACACTAAGGAGTAAGCATGAGCTACTTCGATGGCCCCAACAGGGGCTACGGCTGGGCAGCAGGACACTTCCTCGTCAACGACGAGACCTGCGTGCGCCAGTCAATGACCATCCCCGCCAACCACGGCCAGCGAGTCACCCGCGACAACGGGCGCATCGTCGTTCCCGCTGGTGCCGTCATCCCCGCGAACGGTGCGACCGCAAAGGGCATCCTGTTCGAGGACATCGACGTGACCGAGGGCGCGAAGATGGGTTCCGTCGTGACCGAGGGCATCGTCTACGGTGACCGACTCCCCGCAGCCCTCGCCGAGGCCGCTGCCACCGCCCTCACTGGCATCAAGGTCATCGCCGCATCGCCCGACGTCACCCGTCCCTACACGACCAACGTAGAGTAAGGAGGCGCGACATGGCTAAGTTCCTCAACGAAACGCTCGGCATGCTCAACCCTGCCGACACCCTCACCACTGGCTTCCAGACCGTCGCCCGACCGAACGACCCGCTTGAGGGCCTGTTCAGCGACCAGACCACCCCGAACCTCGTCGCCACCTACCACACGATGGCGTCCGAGTACTCCATCCCGCAGATGGCCCAGTTCCACGCATTCGACGTTCCCGCCCAGAAGAGCATCCCCGCTCCCATCGACGAGCACAACGTCGAGAAGGGCCTCATCAAGGTCAAGCGCAACACCACCGAGCTTCTGCGTCAGCTCACTGGCCGTGGCGTCACCGCCGAGAGCGAGCTGTACAACGCGGTCATGGACTTCGCTGGCGACCTCTCCAATCAGGTCGTGACCCGCGCCAAGGTGGCCCGTGCCGAGCTTCTTGCGACTGGCAAGGTGACCATCAAGGAGAACGACATCGACCTCACCGTGGACTACGGCGTTCCCAACGCGAATCTATCCCTGACCCTCGACCTCGGCGCTGGCGCTGCGAAAGACCCCGAGACCCAGCTTCAGGAGATTGTGGATAACGCGGCAGACGCTGGCGTGACCCTCACTGGCATGATTTGCGCCCGCTCCACACTCACCAAGATGCGCCAGAACGCCGCCATCCAGAAGGCCATCAACGGCGTGAACATGCAGGGCGTGCTCGTCACCAACGCCCAGCTCCGCGCTTGGCTCGATGACGAGTTTGGCATCACTCAGGTCATCACCGACGACCTCAGCTACTCGCTGCCCTACACCATCGGCAACGATGGCCGCCCCGTCGTGTCCTCCAAGCGCTACTACCCCAAGAACAAGGTCACGTTCTTCGGCACCTCCAACGGCATGCGCCTCGGCGCTGGCCTGTGGGGCGTCCCGCCCGAGGTTGACCTCGCCTCCTACTACGAGGGCGGCGTGAGCAACCGCGACACCTACGTCTACATCTCCCAGTGGTCCGAGAAGGACCCCGCCGTGCTGTGGACGAAGGCATCCGCTCTCTACATGCCCGTCCTCTTCAACCCGTACTCTCTGTACGTGGCGACGGTCACTGAGACTGCCTAGGAGTAGACGATGGACGCGGGAATGCTTGAGCAAGTCCTTTGGCACATCCACAACCGCTTCGACCACGAGGTCATGCGCGTGAAGGGGTGCAAGATTGATGGCGGCGAGCTACCCGCGTCCGTCCACGTCCCAGACGGCGCTTGGTACTGGATTGACGGCTCGCTCTTCAATGACGGCCTGCACCAGCACCCATACGAGAGCCTGACCGACGAGACGTTCGACGGCACCGTGACCACCTGCGCCATCCCCAAGGCGCTCGTGGCACTCGCCGACGAGATTGAGGCGTGGGTGGCCGACTACGACGAGGGGCGCACCAAGGCCTTGAGAAGCCCGTACCAGTCCGAGAGCTTCGGAGGGTACAGTTACACCACCAAGGGCGATGGCGCGTCAAATTCGGCCTCTGGTGGCCTCTCAGGCCTATCTGGGTGGCAGCTTGAGTTCGCGTCCCGACTCAACCCTTGGAGGAAGATTAGCTAATGGCGCTCGTGGGCCTCATGAACGACTTCGCGGAGGAATGCACCCTGCTTGAGAAGACCCGCGTTCCCGATGGGGAGGGCGGCTGGACTACCAGTTGGGTCGACGGCCTTGATTTCGTCGCGGCCATCACCTACGACACCACCATTCAGGCTAGGGTCGCGGAATCCGAGGGCATGCGGGCGACGTACACCGTCACGACCGACAAGGCCACGCAGCTCGACTTCCACGACGTCTTCCGTCGAAAGCGCGACGGCCAGATTTTCCGAGTCACCAGCCAAGGGGATGACAAGAGGACGCCGCCGAGCGCGACGTTCCAAGTATCTCAGGTGGCAGCGGAGGAATGGAGCCTACCATGACGCCAGAGGCGGCAATCTACGCTTGGCTCAACGGCTTCGGCGTGCCAGCCTATGCGTCAACCTCCGTCCCCGACCAGACCGCGCCAGAGTGGGGCGGCTTCCCGTACATCACCTACGACCTCGTTTTGGGTGCGTGGGAGCGTGGCGAGGTCAACATGCCAGTCAACCTGTACGACCGCACAGCCTCCGAGGCAAAGCTCAACGCCAAGGTGCGCGAGATATCCGACGAGCTGGGAATCGGCGGCACCGTCATCCCGTGCGACGGCGGCTCGCTCTGGCTCAAGAAGGGTTCCCCTTGGGCGCAGGCCATGGAGATTGAGCAGGAGGACGAGCAGGTGAAGCGGCGGTACGTAAACATAAACATCGAGTTCTTGACCACGTAAGGGGCTAGACTATGGCAATGAAGTTCACGCAGGTCGCCACAGACGCGTTCCAAAAGTTGCAGCTCAACGCTGGCGTCCTGCTCACCGAGTTCGACCCGACCACGGGCGCTCTC